ATTCTCATTACTTCCCCTATCATTTATACTTTTTCCAGAAATGAAATCCATCCATCCTTCAAAGAAATGAAGAGTTTTATATTCAGGATCAACTATCATTTGCACTGACATTTGATCATCATACATTCTTCTATATGCCATCTTTTCAGTAACACCCATATAATCAGATGTTACATCATGGGTTGCAAATGATGAACCAGGAAGAGTAGCACTGGTGCAAGCTATATTAATTCTCTCTCTAAGATTAGAAGTTATAGCAAAACCTTTTGTTCTTTGAATATGTGATTTTACACCATTAGGAACATTAATAGACAAAAAATAATTTGATGTGGTAGCTGAATGCATCAACTTATTTTTCAAATCATCTGTGGTGAATTTTTTTATACCTGCGCCAGATTCAGTAGGCATTTATAAATAAATTTGATTACCATACTATGTAGGAGAAAAGTGGGACAATCATTGAAAACAAAATATAAACCCACCAACCCTGACAAATATATGGGCAATCCCAACAATATTATTTGTAGAAGTTCTTGGGAAAGAAGATTTTGTAAAGAATGTGATACTAATCCAGGTGTTGTAAAGTGGGCAAGTGAAGAGTTTTCAATTCCATATGTATCTCCTGCTGATGGTAGAGTTCATAGATACTATCCTGACTTTCTAATTGAGAAAAGTGATGGTAAAAGATATATCATAGAGATAAAACCTGACCATCAAACTAAACCTCCTATAAAGAAGAGCAGGGTAACAAAGTCATATTTGTATGAATGTGCAACTTTTGAGATAAATAAAGCCAAGTGGAAGGCAGCATCTGAGTTTGCCAAAGATAATGGAATTGAGTTTCAGATAATGACGGAGAATCAAATCTTCCCAGAAAAACATCATACTAGGAAGAACTATGGAGCAAGAGGAGTATCTAGAAAGCGCAGAAAATAGATTAGAGTATGTTGTAGATGATATCATCAATAAAACAACTGCTGATGATAGAATGATTGCACTTCTTGAAGTTCTCACTGAAGTTGAAGTTATTCCTGATGTAGGAAGATATTACACTTTTGTATATCAACCAAAGACACCAAGAATAAGATATGATCAAAATCCTTTAATTGCTTGTGTATCTGTAGATAGATGGGGATTTAAAGGTGTTAATTATCACTGGGGTAAGTTTAGAAACTACACTTGGGATGAAGTAATTGGCAATCTTCATGTCATATACCCACTTGAGTTAAGGGATGCAAGATCTATTCCTTTTCAACATTTCCTAATAAATAATTAAATGCAAGGATGATCAATGGCAGCAACCAGTAACAACTCAAGTTTTTCAGAATATCTGGGTGCTCCTCTTGGCGAAACAATTTATGAATCTACATCAATAATTGATAATTATACTGACTCAGCAAATACATCTACTAAAAGAAAAACAAGTGTAAAAACAAGAGTCAATATTACTACTGGTGACATAGAAGTATATCATAAACTATCTAATGATACAGATTTTTTACTATCTACATTCAAAGTAGATGGTTCATTAGTTATTCCTGATACAGCAAGATTTAATCAGTTTTTTGATCCCTCACAACCACACACTCTTCTACAACTTGATAAAATAATAGATCTAGCAACAACAGAAGGATTAGTTAATGCAAAAATAAATTTAGATAATGCCAGTTATGAAACTTTAGCAAATACTGAATTATATAAATCTAAAGCAAATTCATCTGATGTTGAACCTGACATAACCATTACAGTTGAGGGAACCCCCCCAGTTACAGGACAAGGCAATGTAGCATATGAAGCAAGATCAATTCCTAGTAGTCAAAAAAAGTTGTTAAGGTATCCACTGACAATTCCAGATCTGGGATATGACTTTATTAAAATTACAGCATACAAATATGTTGCTGGTGGAAGAGAATCTCTTAAATTAAGTAATAGAAAAAGTGCAAAAGAAAGACTATTAGACAATAACACACCATTGGAAACAATTATTCTTCCAATGCAACCTAATTTCTCTGAATCTAATGCTGTTAATTGGGGTGGTGATAACTTAAATCCACTTCAAATGATTGCTGGTGCAGCTGCTAGGGGAGGGATAGAAACATTAGGAAATTTTGGTAATCTTGAAAAAATGGTTGAAGCAGCGGAAGGTGCCATTAAAGATATAGGAAATGACTTGACTGCAATGTTGAGTGATCCAGCAAGTGGACCAGCATTAGTGGCATACTTTGCAGGTCAAGCAGTTAATGCAAACATTCTTGGTAGAACAGCTGGTGTTACTTTAAACCCTAACCTAGAACTCTTGTTTAAAGGACCCAATCTTCGCACATTTGCTTTTAACTTTAGATTTACACCAAGATCAGCAGAAGAATCAGAAGAAATCAAAAAAATAATTAGAGTGTTTAAAAAGAATATGGCAGTTCAAAGGTCTACTTCAAATCTATTCCTCCTGACACCTAATATTTTTACTGTTGAGTACATTTATAATGCAAATGGTGAAAATGCAGGTGAGCAGCATCCATATTTAAATATTTTTAAACCCATGGCAATGACTAATTTGAATGTCAATTATACACCTGATGGCACATACATGACATATAATCAAACTGGTTCATTAACTTCTTATGACTTACAGATGAGTTTTGGTGAGATAGAACCAATTTATGCAGATGAATATGATGGTGAAAATGGTTCTGATGAAGGTAGATTTAACGACCATCAAAATATGGGTTACTAAAAATGGCAAATTACTTTTCCTATCTTCCAAACTTTGAATATGTTAATAGAATTCCTAGTGAACAGAGTATATCCTCATACACAGAAGTAAAAAATCTTTTTAAAAGAGTTAAACTGAATAATGATTTATTTCAAAATTTAACTAACTTTACAAAGTATCAGATTGTTGGTGATGAAAGGCCAGATAATGTTTCAAACAAAATTTATGGCACTCCAAATTATGATTGGATTATCTTATTATCAAATAATATCATAAACATACAAGATGAATGGCCTATGAGTAATAGGACATTTGAATTGTATATGAACAAAAAATATGGTGTAACAAATTATGATGGAATACATCACTATGAGTCCATAGAAGTAAAAGATTCTAGTGAAAGTTTTACTGTATTAAAAAAGGGACTTGAAGTCCCTTCTGATTATTCTATTACTTTTTATGATGGTGCTCTAGGAAAAGAAAGCACCATCACAAATACAAATTTAGGTGTTACTAATTATGAGTATGAATCAAGACTTCAAGATGATAAAAGAAATATATTCTTGTTGAGACCTGACCTTATTCAAACTGTAATTAAAGATATTAAGAAGTTGATGAAATATCAAGAAGGCAGCACACAATTTGTATCTAGAAGTTTAGTTCAAGGAGAGAACATAAACTTATTTTAGTAAACTATAATAAGAAGCAATTACAAGGAGGGTGAGACACCCTCTCTCATAAGTCCACCTCATGAGTCTGCAAGTTTAGCGAAGTAAGACATAGCGTCATCATCATCGTCATTAGAAGTGGGTGCTGGTTCAGTAACTTTTGATGCTTGGTAAGAATCTTCAAGCTTTCTGAGGACCTGTTCTTCTGTGACTGACTTCTGTTCTGCTGCTGCATAGTTATCATATTCTGTTTCCTCCTCTACTGGTGCTCTACGTGTTGACTTATTTCCAAGAACATAATCAAGACGCTTCTTCAGATCATCATAGGATTTAAATTGATCTGCAGCAGTGAAGGCAGCAAGTGAATACTGCTTCTTCCAAAGTGCCTCAAGGGCATCATCGTCATCCAGGAGTGGTCCAGGACTATCAAACTCAGAGGAGTCATAGTTCCAATAACCAGCAACCTTCTTCAACTTCAGTTTGAAGTTAGCACCTTGCCAGAAGTCAAAAGGATTGATTGGTGTTTCATCTTCAAACTCAGGTTGCATTGCACCCATAATCTTATCAAAGATCTTCTTACCAAACTTATAGAGGAATACACCTCCTTCATTCTGAGGGTTAGCAGGATCTTTGACCACATAGATATTGGCATAGAAGGACAGTTTACGCTTTTGCTTGCGCACAACATCCTTATCTGATTCATTACCACTGTTCCAGAGTTCCCTGTTCAGTTCTCCTACAGGGTCCTTTCCTCCCACAGTGGTCAGGGAGTTTTCAATATACCATCCACCAGGTCCTTGGAAGGCATGAGAGAAGAGTTTTACCCAAGGAAGATCTTCTCCTTCAGGAGCAGGGAGGAAGCGAATTACTGCATACCCATTACCTGACTTGTCCATTTCTGGTTTCCAAAGGCGATCATCTGCACCTCCACCAGTATTGTTCATCTTCTCTACTTCTTTCACCAACTTATTAGTCAGCGATCCAAGGGAAGACTGCTTTTTAAGGTCTTTAAAAGACATTGTATTCTCCGTATTAATTGTATTTGGTCTGTGTCCTTTAGCTTGGTAGAGGATCAGGCAGCCTCAATATAGGATATTTAGGTGGGGAAGTCAACCCTCCCTTTCAATAGTTTTTCTCATGTTAGCAATCATAGAATTCATATTAGAGAACACTGTAGACAGGTCAACATCTGCAGGAAAACCAATCATTGTTGCTTCCTTCATAATGTTCTCTTTCATTAGTTTTGCTTTAGGGTCATCAGATAAACTAAGTCTGGTGTAAAGAATCTTCTGCTTCTGTAGAAGTTCTTCTAATATGTTAATGTGTTCAAGTTTGTCTTCATTAGACATGTTGTGAAACTTGAATACACTTTCATAGATTTTTTCTTGAAGTGCAGTAATGTCCTGCATCTCCTTCTGAACAAATTCTGAATCGAAGAAACTCATACTACTATACTCTTAAGTATTTTTCTATATTTGATGACATCAATATGTAGGAAAGAGTCATATTTTGACAATCTCATGGATAGAAACTTCCATACAGGATCATCTAATTTTTTATCAAAGTTATTTTTAAATCCTATGACTTTATTTAAAAGCACAAGAGACTCCAAAGAAATGTTTTTACCAAGGTGCTCTTTCACAATTTGAGGATGCTTTGTGCCTTCAATATGAAACATGTCATCAAAATTTTTTCCTGAAAAAACATTCTCAACTTCAGACTTAAATGTATAACTCAAAGATTGTAATCTTTTTTTCCAGTCTGTATAGTTTTGTTCCCCATTTCTGACAATTTCTCCAATCCAAAGAGATTGAGGATCATCACAACTGACAAAATTACTAACAAAAAACTCAACTACTTCTGCATCATCTTTTTGCCTACTCAGTTTTTCAAAAAAGTATCTATCACGTCTTTTGTAAAAACTTTCCAAAGAAGCACGTGATTTACCACCATATCTATGGTAATCATATTTTTCTTTTGTAAAATGGTTCTTTAAACCAAGATAGGATTTATAAGCATCAAAGGGTGTCACCTTAGGAATCATAATGGTAGTTTAGCATGACTAGTTTTTTTGAGGAGGTTTAATTCCATTGCCTCACACTTCAATTTTTCTTTCAAAGGTTTGGACATCAACTTAGGAATTGATTCAATGTCCACACTATTTTTCTCACAGAAGAAAACAATGGCATCAATATAAGACATGTCTTTATTTTCATGCGCAATCTTCTCTATCTCTTCAGCAAATTTCTTTGAAGAGTAAAACTTATTCTCAATAAGTTTGTTGATGCTTTCTTCAGTTGACTGTGGCATAATCTGATAGTTTATATTCAACAAACTCTCTAATATATTTGGAGAGTAAGTTGATGTACTTGCGCTTATCATACTCCTCATAAACTTTTACCTCTCCATCCTCGCATGACATAATAATAACAAACTTCTTCACCATTATACCAGTCATCTCATATAACATGCAAGCGTAAGCTGCACATTGTACAAAATGACTATCAATCCATGCCCTTGGTTTAGGTTTCTTACTGGTTTTAAAATCAATCACAGCAAGTTCTCCTTCATATTCAGCAATACAATCCACACTACCAGCAACACCCAATTCATAACTGAATAGAGATTGCTCTTGAGCATGGATATATCAATTTTATTCAAGGTAGGTTTTGCCTGCTTGAATAACATTTCTGATAGAGGTTGAACCTTGGGGATATCAAGGTTCTTCAAATAGTATTCAGAGCAGGTGTGCATATCTGTGCCCCTGCTTGTTGCCTGTTTAGTAATCTTATTTGCCTCATCATTTCCAACCTTTGCTCTCCACTCCCTGAAGATTTCACGTTGGTAATGACTAATAATAGAGGTAATAGAAACTAACTTCTTACCATTTGGTGTATCATAATATCTAACCCCATCAATAGTTTGTCTTGATAGGGTGGGATAATCAACTTCAACATGTGTGAACATTACATACCTAATTCGTGTTTTGCTACAATATATTCTTTGACCAGACCACTTCTACAAATGTCTTCTGGTCCAAATTCAACCATACCAAATGAAGGCATGTTCTTAAGAATACGAATGAAATCAATAATTCCATTCTTCTCACCAGTCTTAACCAAGTCAGTTTGGGTAGCATCACCACAGAAATGAATCTTGGAGTTTTCACCTACCCTTGTAATAATTGAGTCAAGTTCATGGAAGTTCAAGTTCTGAAATTCATCAACAATGAGAATTGAATTATCAAAAGTTGTTCCTCTGATGAAGGATGTGCTCCAAAAACTAATGGTGCCCTGTGCCTTCAGGTTAGCATACAGCATTTCAAAGGCATTGTCATCAGGCATCTCAAACATATACTTTACCATATTCTTATAGGGAATCTGGTAGATATCTGATTTGTCCTCATGGTCTCCAGGGAGGAATCCAATCTCTCTGGTGGGCACAAGAGACCTCACAATGTAGATCTTCTCATAAGGTGTCTTCTGGTCTAAGACATCTTGGAGGGCATTATAGAGGGTGATAAAGGTCTTACCAGTGCCAGCACATCCATAGGCAACAGTATGTTGATCCTTTGCATATTCATCAAAGAAAATCTGTTGATTGTCAGTTAAGGCTTCAATCTTCTTGATGTAATCTAGATTGATTGGTTTTTTCCTTTTCATAACTCTATTGCTCATTCCAAATGGCACTGGATTACCAGTGTTTCCAATTCCAGTCTTACTTTTTCTTGGCATAATGTTTAGTCATTACCTTGAGTTGTACCCAGATTTCTGGTTCTTGCTAATCTTCCTGAAATACCTCCAGACTTTTCAGCTTTCTTGAGAACTTCTCCCCATCCAGGATTCTTATTAACAAGTTTATCTCTCCACTCACCAACCTCAATCCCAAGACCTGGTGAATTTTCAGCAGTAAAGTATCTTTCCCATTCAGGATTATCAACCTTCCACTGATCCCAATCGTGAACACTCATCTTGACTTCTTTTTGTTCACCAGTTTCTTTATTAAGAACAGGGTATGTTGCCATAAAGTTACCTCAGTTGTGTGTTTATTTATTAAGACCAGTCAAGAGCAGATGCTATGACAGGGAACTGCTCTACAAAGATTGCTTTACATTCATTAGCAAGGTCCATATGTTCTTTCTGTGTCCCATTAGCAGACCTCAGATCAATATAATGCACCCATGATCGCACTGAACCACTCATGTACATTTTGGTTGGAACACACATAGGAAGCACATTACGAGCACATTCCTTTGCCACGCCCCTTTCAAGCATCTGTTCATACAATGCCATGGAGGAATCAAACAAGGTTTGCATTTGAATCTGGAGATTTTGATTCAAGAATGGATCTAAATCATCTGTACTGTTTTGACGATTCTTAGTATCTTGCCTTCTCAACTCTGGAAGTGGAATTTTTTTACTCAACAGTGAGGAATCAGCATACCTTTGAGAGAACTCTTGGAATGTGAATGACCTATGACGAAGAACTTGAGCTGCTATTGCTCTGGTTGTGGATAGTTCAATGGTCAAGAATGCTTGCTCAAAGATGCTCCAATGCTTGTGTTTGATGCAATACTTGATAAGACCTTCAAAGGAATCATTGCCCTGGTTAGAAGGGTTGCTTACCCTAGCACAGTAAGCAATATGCTTCTCTGCATCAGGGGTAACTGAAATAAGTGTTGCTGTCATTTCTTTTCTGCTTTTCTTACTTTTTTTAAATCTTTGAGTTCAGTTTTGATAATTTGATATGCTTCTTCTGGAGTAATACGTCTACTCATTTCCATAGCAATGGTAAACTCTACTCTTGTTCCAAAGTGTTTCAAT